TGTATTTAATAATAACATATTTATTAAGAATAAGAATATCGTTAAGCTGCGCGACGGATGTCATGATATATTAATAAAAAATAAAAATATTTTTAAATAATTTCATTTCTACATAATCTATTTAAAATTTTATTACGATAAATATTATATAATATAAATATGGAAATAGAAAGAAAAATATTTAGATTAAATCAGTATAAATATTTCAACATTAAAGGAAAAAATACAATATATACATTAATATTAGGTGTTTCATATCGCCCTACTTATTCTCATGCGTTTATTACTCGATTAATAGATGAAAATAATAAATCATTATTTGATTTTATAGATTTTATTTACAATGAAGGGATAGATACATTTTGTATTACTGTCGATAAAACCTTTAAGGAAAAATTCGAAAAAGAGATTTTGATAAATCTCTTTATACCAAAAGAAATAATAGATGATAGCGATATTATAATAATTTATGTGTTTGATTTATCATATTTATCATGTTTTAATAGCGTTTATAGGCCTAAGGATGTTTTAATTAATCCTATTTCGCTTTCATAAAATTTAAGTTTATTTTCAAGCATCAGTGTTTTTGTTTTTAACATCTTGATTTCGTCTTCGAGATGTTTAATTTTATCATTTTGGTCGTTATCCATTAGAGGCGTTATTATTCCGCTACTATTTCTATATTTTAATATATTCCTCTTAAATAATTCGTCGGCGCTTAAAATAATAACTAAATTTTTAATACCATATTCTATTATTTGAGTTTTTACTTTTCCTTCAACATCATCTTTGAATTTTATAATAGAATTTTCAACAAATACATTATACCATTTGCTTATTACCTTAACGGTATATATCCAATCTTCGACATAATCATCAACTATTTCTACTTCGTCATTATCGTTAATCTTAATGTTAATGTTTCTCTCCATTGCTTAATATAATAATATTATAATCAATTTTTTAAAATGGTTTTATTATGCATATGTATTACCCATATATTCAGCAGTAAGAAGTGAATAAAAAGAAGAAACTGTAAAACTTTCCCAATTTTGAGGTACTAAATTGCTACTTCCAAAAGTGAAACAATTGCTTGTTCCATCATTTACCATATAAAATTCTAATTGATTACATAACATATAACCAGATGATGATACTCTTCTTCTTGTAGCAACATATGGAGGCGATGAAGTAGGAGATGTAGAAGTAGGAGCAACTCCAGTATCAGCACCTTGATAAATTAAAAGTGAAGAAAATGATGCATCAGTGAAAGCACTACCATTAGGGAAAGCACCCGCTTTATATTCATATGTAATTCTATAAACTCCAACTCTATTCATCTTCCAAATACCTGCTGTGACAGCACCAAAACCATTTAATGTAGCGGTTTTGAATTCAATAGGACATAAAGAAAGCACAGAAGATGAATGAGCGAATGAATTAGAAGGAGCACAATCACTACATAATAAATAATGCGGATTACTTCCACGAGTAGTAGCATTAGCACCAAAAGCACCAGAAGCATTATAGAAATAAGAAATTAAAGGAGCACCTAACACGGGTCTTAAATATGATGCTATAGTTGATCGAGATATTAAATCACTACCTACGACAGTTTCAACTTTAGCATTCATTACATCATTTGTTGATGTAGGGTCAATAACACCAGTAATTCTTCCAGCACCATTACAATTTATAGCAATAGAAGAAGAAAGGACGGGACTATCAGCACCAACTAAACGAAGATGGGGGGCGGTTGAATGTATTCCGCTATTTTTCCAAATTTGAAATATACCATTAGCCGTCGGACCAATATTTTGAATATCAGCACCTTGAAATCTTCCTACATATGCTTGATTAGTTCTTGGTTTAATAGCAAAGGCTAAATCAGTTGTTGATGTTGTATATGTTCCCGTTATTGAGCTACTCCAAGCTTCCATAACTTGTGTATCATTAGTAGTAGCCCCTGATGGGACATTAATGAGGACATTAGGACCATATGATTGAATATTTTTTTGCCCGTTGTTATTTATACCCATATTCATACTTTGATTAGTATCTGCTTGTTGTGTAATTCCTGTAGCACTTGTTGTAAATCTATTTTGACCCGTTGCTATTTGTGTAGGTGTTCCACCAGCATTAGCTAATACATAAGCCCTCGTTGCTACATCTTGAGGATTAACCGGATCAGCTACTGCTTCAATTCTACCGCTATTACAATTCATAACAACGCCGCCTGTAGCATTTGTTCCACTTAATAATATATGAGGTATAGAAGTTCCGTGAGGTGTTGCATTTCTCGCGATTTCTAAAACTCCCGATGGAATACCAGTATAAATATCCTGTTGACCTATTCTTACTCTTCTTGTAGCTATATCACTATATACATTCATTGCACTTTCACCAGTTGAGCCAGAAGTAAAACCAAATCTAAAATTAGTGCCTGCAGTAGCATTATTTCCTTGAAAAAGTATTCCATTATTACTTCCAGATGCTACTGTCATCCTAATTCTTGGTGTTGTTCCCGATGCTGCCGTTCCCCTTGACGGTTCAAGTGTTATATCACTTCTTCCTGAAATTTCAGTGTTTGTAGTAGATAAAAATATTTGAGATGTTCCTGTTGTACTATCCGTCACGATTGTAGATATTGATGTCGAGGATTGGGCTATTTGTGTTGTCGTAGTTCCAGTACCTCCATTGCTTACAAATTTATTGGTTAACGCAGATGTAGAAACGCCTATACCTACATTACCATCACTATCAACTCTAAATAATGATGTATCACCTGCTTCGTCCTGAATTCTTAAGCAATCACCAACACCTTGGTTTAATATAGATAAAGCATTACCGGTTGAAGCTCCTACTGTATCGGTATTTCTTATAACTACATTATCTCCATTACCTGTTCCAGTCTTTACAAAATTAGCATTAGGTGATGACCCAGAAGTAGCACTATTTGTAAGCACCAAATTAGATGCCGTCCCTGAATTAGTAGCATTTATTACTACACCATTAGTTGTATTAATCAAATTAACCATATTACCACTTCCACTACCAGCACTTCTATCAATTCTTAAAATATCATCACTTCCAGAATTTGAATAAGTTAAATCAACCATTCTCCCACCTGTTCCACTTGATTTTGTATATGTTAGACCAGCATTTGCTCCTGTATTTGTATGATTATATGTTATACCTGTTCCAGTTGATGATAATGAAGCAAGAAGTCCAGTCCCTGAATTTGTTATTGATACACAATTTCCTGCTCCCGATGTTTTATTAATTACTAATGAAGAATTACCAGCACCTGAAATATTTAAAGCTCCGCCTGTTCCACTATTTACAATAGCTACAGCATCTCCTGTCCCTGAATTTTTTGTAATATCTAAAGTATTAGAATTTCCTCCAGCACTAATATCTACTAATCCTAATAATGAAGATGTTCCATTAATTTCAATATCTCCATTAGTTCCTCCAGCTCCAGCATTAAAAGTAGTAGTTATTGCTTTACCAGTTCCATTATTTGTAATGTGTAAAGCATTTCCTGTTCCGCTTTTTGTTAAGTCAATACCTCTTCCATTTCCTGCTTTTGATAATTCAACCATAGTAAGTCCTCCAGTTGTTGTATCATTTACATATATTTGACTTTGATTAACTGCTCCGCTTCTTGTAGATGTAAAATGTCTTTCACCGGCACTGCTTGATATTTCAAGAAGAGGGGCATTAGGGTCATTATTACCATTAATTCTTATTCCTTTAGTTGTTCCTGACGGTGTGACAGTTATAACATTTCCGGTATTATTTGTAAAAGTTGCGGGGCTATTTGTGAAATCTATACCGTGAATATCACTGAAAATTAATTTACCAGTTGTTGTAGGTGCTGATAATTGTAAATCATTACCTGTAGGATTAGTAAATTGTCCTACTACAGTTGCACCAGCAACGAGAGAGAATGGTAATGATCCAGTTGAAGCACCGCCGCCGCCGGCCGTTATATCTACATAATTTTTTGTAGCAATATCTTGATTGTTAGTAGGGTCTAAAGCATTCACACCTTTAAACCCATTGAAATCCAAATCCTTATTTAGAGGATTAGTTGCATATTTTTGTAATATTATTGGAAGAAAGAATGCGCACATGAAAAATAATATATAAAAAATATATTATCAAAGCTTTAAAATGTTTAAATATCGCATCTTATGATATGTCTCCGCATATTTCCATCATTTTCACCATAATAGCATACAATTTCTTTATTACACTTCGGACAATGTCTTAAATGCCGCTTTTTATCTATATGTTTCTTTTTAGCTTTTAAATATTCATCCCTTTTTTCTTCTTTCCATTTTTTAAATGCTAATTCTTTCTGTTTTTTTAATCCTAATCCTACATTAACATTATAATTAACACATCTATCGCCATAATCTCTTATTATTTCTCCTTCTCTTGTAATTAAATCTGTAGTTTCAATTAATTCATATTTTACTTTTTTATTTCCATCTTCTAAAGCAAAAAGTTCAAATGACGAGCAATTTTTATTCAATCTTTCTTTATTTTTATAATCGCATCTATGTCTCGCACATCTAATATAAATTTTTTGCTTAGTAGACCCGATATAGCATTTATCAAATCCTTCAATAGTTAATTTGTAAATATTTAACATTATTGGAATATATATTTTAACATATATTCCTATTTTTAAATCATTTATTTATCATTTTGTTTTTCGAGTTGTTTAATACGTTCGGCTTTAATAATATTGTATGTTTCATCAATGATTGACTTTTCATTTGATTTTTGTATTTCTTGCATTTTTTCTATATAGTCGCTAATTTCGGCGCTATTTTTAAATTCGGCTATAACATACCTTCTAACACTGCACAAATCCCGGTCCATGTCATTAATCATTTCCTTAATCATATCGGGCATTTCGCTTTGTTTTCCAGTTATAGAGCCAAAATAATAAATTATTCCTTGGTCCTTGTTTTGGTCCCTGTTGTTGAAATTGTGTTGTAATGGTTCATTTTCATCATTGTTAACAAAAATAAAAATATATTCTTTAAGTTGAGGGAGATAAATATATTGGATAGCGGTAAATATTCTCTCTTCATTTTCTACTTTCGTTGTTTCCATTGTCCTAATAGAAGTCATAATGTTATAATTAAGAAAATTAATATCTGTTTAAATGGTTTTATTTCTGTTTTAAATCAATTTAAACAGATATTAATTTAAAATAAATATATCAACCATGGAAATCCAAGAATTAGATGAAATCATCCAACAAACTCAAGAAATCTCCGATAAGCTAAAATCCTTTAAGGAATTAGCTAAATCTTTAAAAAAAGAAAAAGAAAAGAAACCAAGGGAAAAGTCAGAGCAGCCAATAATTAAGACTAGGAAAATAAAGGAAGACCAAAAACTTTATCGGGGAGGATTGTCCCTCTTTCAATACAAACAATCCGCAATTTCCGCCGGCTTCTGTAATCCTCCGGAAGTAATGCTTAAAGATGTTATTAAAGATTTATATGAGCCAAAACCAAAGCCTCCAAAGGCACCAAAACAAAACAAAAAAATAAAGAAACTACCAGAAGAAGGAGGGGCAATAACTCAACCTTTAGAGCTATTAACTAAACAACAAAATGAAGAATTAAGGGTTAAATATGAAACATTAGGCGGGCATATTACCATTAAAGAATAATTTTTTTAATTTTAAGAATTCGATATATAAATATTTATATATTGAAAACATGAAATCCTTAAAGGAATTGGATACCCTAGCCCCTTCAACAAAAAAACATTATCTTTTTTATCTTTCTAAAATTAACGGAGGAAAGCTTCCAACAAATGCAAAGACATTTTTTGATATCGAAAAAATAAAAGAAAACATTAAAGATTACTCCAAGGCTTCAAAGCTTTTAATTATTAATGCTATAATGACGATATTATCAAAATATAAAAGCCTACCATATATAAGAATGCATAAAGTTTATAAATTTTATCGAGAGACGATAATACTAAACAATGAAAACGATGATGATGGTGAAAAGAACGTCCCTATTAATGAACTAAATCAAGCGGAACCAAAAAACACCATACCATCACTTAAAAATATAACTAATCCTTTAAATAGATTTTTATTAGCCCTTTATACTCTTCAAACTCCAAGACGGTCGAAAGATTATTATAAAATGAAAATAATAAATAAAGAAGAAGAAGGAGAGGATAAATCCTTTAATTATTTAGTTGAAGATGCAAAAATATTTATATTTAACAATTATAAAACATCTAAAATATATCATACTCAAAAAATAAAAATGAGCGAAGAGCTGTGGAATGAATACCAAGCCTTTAAGCCTTTAAGGAATTATGAAAATAATTTTTTATTACAAAAAGAAAACGGCAAACCAGTAGATAATAATCAGTTTATTTCCTATCATTTAAATATGATATTAGGAAAGGGTAAATCTGTGAATTATTTAAGACACTATTATGTAAAACAAAATTTAACAGAAGAACATAATAAAATTGAGCAAGTGGCTAAAGATATGGGCCATAGTTTTGCAACAAATAACATATATAAGAATAATTGAATATTAATAATATATAACAATGAAACACAGTGCTTACCGGTCAATGCAACTAGCGAAAGAGAACAAAACAAAGAAGAAAGACGGGAATTTAAGAAAATGGATAAATGAAGATTGGAGAAATCTCACACCATACGCTGAAAATATCGTCAATTCCTTAAAGGATACGCCAGAATGCGGAAAACCTCATCCTAGGCAAAAAGGAAAAACAATATGCAGGCCATTAAAAAAATTAGATGAAAAAACACCAAAACTCGCTTCATCATATTCTAAAAAACAACTAAAGGAAGCAGTAAAATTAAAAAACCAAGGCAAAAGGATAACATGGAGTAAACTTATTGGGGGTAATGCTTCAAAGCTTACAGGCCTCGGTTATGCTTTAGGAGATGATGATATAAAAGAAGTACTACCAGATGCTAAAATCATGGATTATGAACAATTACGAGATTATAACTCCATAGATGAATTATTACCAAATAATGGAGATTATGTTATCTTATTATACGAACATCAACAAAACAGCGGCCATTGGTGCTTAGTTATGAAGCTTAATGATAGGATAGAGTTTTTTTGTAGTTATGGAACCCCTCCAGACGGCCAATTAAAATGGGTAGATTACAACATAAGGAAGGAACTAAAAAGTGATGTCCCTCATTTATCATATCTCTTCGATACTTGTCCCTATGATGTAGTTTATAACGATGTACCATTCCAAGGCAAAGACGAAAGCATAGCAACATGTGGGAAATATTGTGTTGTTAGAGTTTTAACCGCTAAAGATGGTTTACCGCTTGAAGAATTCGAAGCATTTATGAAGAAATCAAAACCAAAAGGCCAAACATATGATGATTATATTAATCAATTATTTAATCAAATGACATAATAAACACTGCTACCATAATATTTCACGAGCTAACTGTCCGGCGGTATATTTTCCTCTTGGGTCATTTCTATGCCTAGCCCTATAATGTCCTCTTTTTCTTATTGCTTCCTCTACTCCTTCAGTTAACATATAAATTAAAAAATCGGGATATCCTTTAGCGCCAAAATAAATTTTTTTTCCATCGGGGTCAATTATATAAAATTTTTTATCGGGTTTATCGCTTTCATGTATTTCTTCATCATAACCCGCTAATTTAGCATTATACCTAACTAATTCGAGATATTCTTTTTTTGAGTATTTCATTAAAAATAATATAAAAATATAGATATATATTTATATTATTTAATTTAAATGTTTACAACAGACATCGGTGTTGGCCATCCTATTGCTAAAATTATCAATGGAAAAAATAAAAAAAAGGGCAATATTGTTTCTTTTATTGGTAGATTTGATGATAACGAAGATTTAGAGACGGAATATAATACCATAACCTTAAAGGAAGGGAAGGTTAAACCCATACCAGATATAACAAAGGAAAGGGAAGTACTGTATATAACCGGCCAGAGTGGAAGTGGTAAAACTTATTTTACTAAAGAATATCTTAAAGAATATCTACAATTCTTTAAAGATAGAGAAATATATTTATTTTCAGCCATACCGTATGACCCGGCAGATGACGATTATAAAGAGATAAACATAAAAAGAATGAAAATGGATGAAAGCCTTAAAGATTTAAACGCCAAAGATTTCGATAAGTGTTGTGTAATATTTGACGATATGGATTGTTTCAAAGATGCTAAAATTTTAAAAATAATAACTAAATTAAGAGATGAAATGCTTGAAACCGGGCGACATCATAAAACGACTATTATTATAACATACCATCTACCAACCGGCGGCCATGATACTAGAAGACTTATAAACGAAGCAACGAGTGTGGTATATTTTCCTCATA